TGCCAGGCCAGGACGGCGAACTGATGTTGCCCGAGGTCACCGCCGAGGCCCTTTCGTCGGTTGTACTTTGGAACAATCATCCCATGGGCTCGTTCGCCGAGCCTGAGCATTCCGAAAACTACGCCCGCGACCTGTCGCTACGCCTCGACGGTCCGGTTATTAGCCGGACGCTCTGGCAGTTCCATCAAGACGGTCAGCCCGGCGAGACCGGCGAGATCGATACCACTTTCGACAAGGGCGAGATCGTTGGCTAGGCGTCCGGCAAAATGGTCGGTCCCGATCCGGCAAATCATGGACGAGGTCAAAACCGACCATCGCCAGCTGGCCATCGCTGTCGGCATGGAAGTCTATTCGCGTCTCATTATTCGGTCGCCGGTAGATACCGGACGGTTTCGCGGAAACTGGATGATTGCCACCGGCATCGAGCCGCAGGGCGCGGACCTAAACCGGTTCGACAAAACCGGCCAGACCACGATCGCGGGCGGGACATCGAACCTTCTGCAGTTTCAGACGGGGCAGACGATCATGATCCGGAACAATCTGCCCTACGGTCCATCGCTGGAATACGGTCATTCCAAGCAAGCACCGCTCGGCATGGTCCGCATCACGGCCAATGAATTGAATGAGATCGTCCGCAATGTTGGCGCAGGTCTGGCAGCCAAGGGCGCCCGCTGATGTACGGCGACGCGCAACGGGCGCTGTTCACGCAACTGGCCGCCCATCCCGACGTGCAGGCCATGCGGAAGAGCACGGCCGAAACGTCAAGTAAATGGTCACTTCGCCGCCCTGGCTATCCCTACACGCCGAAGCCGAACCAGCCGTACATTGAGACCACGTTCCTGACCCCGGCCCGCGTCCGGTCATCTTACGGGTTCGGGCGCACATCGACGATGCGCGGCACCTACCAGATCAGCTTGTTCCATCCCGCTCTGGGTAAGGACGGGGATGGCGCCGGCTACCAGGCTCTCGCCGACATGGCCGACAGCATCGCGAACTGGTTCTACCCGACGCACCGCCGCGGCGCCGTCTACACATTCAACACCACGACCGTTGAAATCCACGACCTGCCAATTCCCGGCCCGCTGTTCGAAGGCGAGGCGCACGTGATGCAGCCTTTGGACGTGATCTACTGGTTCGACGACAACCCGGCCTGAACTGGCCGACCATCACCTCAGTAACAGCCGCTCCATCCGGGGTGGCTTTTTTTATGGAGTTCGCCCATGTCCATCGGTTCGGCCGCTGGCCGTCGCGTAGGTTACGTCCGCCAGTCCGCCAAGGACTCGATGGCGCAAGCTTCCGACGCCGCCACCGCTATCCGTCGCTCGACCACGAGCCTCAACCTCAGCCGCGACGCCTACAAGTCGAACGAAAAGCGCCTGGATCACCAGCACGCCGACAGTGGCCTCGGTACTCACCGCGTTACCGGCTCGATCGAGGGGGAGGCCTTTACTGGCGCCTGGAAGGATCTGCAGGAATCGCTTCTGGCGCGGAACTGGGGCGCTGTGACCACGATCTCGGCCACGAGCGGCGACGGCTTCACGATTGTCGGCTCGACCGGCGTCCTGACCCGCGCCGCCGGCGGCGCCCGCGCCTTCCTTACCGATGGGCTGCTGGCCGGCATGGTGGTCAAGATCACGGCGCTGCATGCCAGCGTCAACAACAAGCTGGCCTATGTCTCGGCCGTCACGGCCACGACCGTCACGCTGAAATTTCTCGACGGCACGACGGCAACCGACGTTTCGACGCCGGATACTGACGCCACAATCGTCATCCCCGGCAAATACACTTACATCCCGTCTTCGGGCTTCACGAAGCACTTCTACACGATCGAAGACTATTTCTCGGACATGGCCAATGCCGGCGCCAGCACCGGCGATCAGGCCACGGTGTTCTGGAACGTCTTCGTCAACGGCGGCACACTGACCTTCTCGCCCAACAACTTCGCGACCTGGTCGTTCGATTTGATCGGTGATGGCCATACCCAGGATTACGAAGGCTCGTCGGCCCCGTACCTCAGCAGCGTTTCGGCGGTCGGCACTGAGCGCGCCTTCCGGTGTTCCGCGATCTGGCTGTTGGTCGACGGCGTCGTCGTCGGCACCGTGACACAGGGTTCAATCCAGATCACGCGCAACGCCAACGCGCCGGCCGTCGTCGGTTCCAACTACAGCCCAGACATCATCGTCGGCATGTTCGATGTGACCTGGAACCTGACCGTGCTGCTGGAAGACCTCAGCTACCGTGCCAAGCTGCGTGGCGAAACCGAGTTCGCCGCCGCAGTCGTCATGCAGGAAGTTGGTGGCACCAACTTCTTCAATATCGGTTCCGGCCGCCTCAAGCTGACCTCGCACTCGGTCGACGACGCCGACACCGGCCTGTCGCAGTCCTTCACGGCGGAAGCCCTGAAGGCTGTTGCGGCCACCGGTGTGAATTCGACCACGCTGTGGGCTCAGGATTCGGCGGCTTAATCCGGCTGCCTTTGGCGCTGGCCCGGCGCCTTATCCGGGCCGCACCCCAGAGAAAGAGAGACCGATGGATTTCCTTGACGCCTTCGACGGCTATGACCAGCCGTACCGCATGACCCTGAAGCACCCGGCAACCGGCGAACCGATCGTGGATGCTGACGGCGCCAAAGCCTATATCGACATTTACGCGCCGACCTCAGTCAAGGCGAAGGAATGGAACAAGGCGCGCTTCATCGAGGCGAAAAAGGACGCCAAGAAGAACAAAAAGCCAGAGCCGACCTATGAGGAAGCGCAGGAAAAGGGCGCGTCTTGGTTCGCCACGCTGACGGCCGGCTGGTACCTCGTCAACCCGAAGACGGGCGAGGGCGATGCTGAGTTCACATTCGAGAAGGCTGTCGGCATCTATGCAGATCACCGCGCCGCGTGGATCATTGGCCAGATCAATGACGCCCTGGAAGACGATTCCAATTTTTTGACCCCGCAGACCGCCTAAAGGTCTACGCCGAGGAGTTCTTTGAGCTCCATGTCCCCGACGCCCGCCATGGCGGCATTCCGCTGTCGAAGGTCTACGCCAACCGCATCGCGGCGCCCGGCGGACAGCGCTTCGCGCTGATGAACAATATCCAGTGGGACACCGACCATAAGGGCGAGGTGCAGATCCTGGTCCAGGCCGAGCTTTGGCCCGAACTGATGGCGGTGTTCTCGGCCTACCTCGATTACAGCCAGGGCCGGGGCTCGAACGGCTGGGGGCCAAACCCCATGAATTGGGAAACCTTGAGCCGCTGGATATCTGAGCGCGGGTTCGAGTTCTCAAGCCCAACCGTCAAGAACGCCACCATCGATCGATGGTTCGAGATTGACGCGATCTACATGACCACTACCGCCAGAAAGGCGGAGAAGCCCAAGGAGGAGACGAAGTGACCGACTACGTTTCCAAACTGGGGCTGGATATCGAAACCGCCGGCGTCGCTGCTGGCGAAAAGGCGATGGACAACACGGCGAAGGCGGCTGACCGCCTGGAGAACGCCGCGCAGGGCGTGCAAAAGGCCATGGACGGCGCGTCGACGTCGTCCGCCGGTGCCGCATCGTCGTTCCAGCGCCAGACAGAGCAAATCAACAAGCTCGCCCAGGCCAGCGCCGGGCCGACATCGTCGCTCGCCGAGATGGGCGCTCAGATGGCGCGCGCGGCCGCCCAGTCCGACACCCTTGGTCAGGCCGCCATCAAGGCGCAGGAACGTCTGGGCGCGGCTGCGGCCGGGATCAAGGCTGAAGCCGACGCGATCCGTGCTGCGAACGCGGCCGCCGCTACCGCTGGCAATGTGAATTACGCCGGGGCCGCTGCCGGTCTTGCCTCGGTCGGGAAGCAGGCGAAGGTCACGTCCTACGATATCCTGAACCTGTCAAACCAGTTCCAGGACTTGGGCGTCCAGATCGCCAGCGGCGGCGGCTTCATTCGGCCTTTGATCCAGCAGGGCTCGCAGATTGCTGGCGTCTTCGGCTCGCTGCAAGCGCGCGGCATCGGATTCGGGACGGCCATGAAGAGCATTATCGGCTCTGTCGGTGGCCTTGTCGTCGCGCTGGCACCTTTGGTTATAGCCCTGGGCGCCGCCGCCGGCGCCTTTGCTCTGTTTCACCGCGAGGCAACGAAAGGCTTCGACAAGGACCTAACCAAGGGAATGGACCTGACGGAGCAGCAGCTGAAGCGAATCAAAGCTGCGGGCGTCGAAACGTCGGTAACGATGGGCGATACCTTCAAGGCCACGTTTCAGATCATGGGCGAGGACTTCAAGGCGTGGACCGACAAGATGCTGGCCGCCAACGGAACGTCATGGAAGCAGATCGGCTCCGTTGCCACAAAGGCGCTCGACGGTATTACAAAGGCGCTGGCCTATGTCTTTGCCTTCTTCCGCGCCGGTTGGGAAAGCCAGGTCAACGGCTTCAGCTACCTCTTCAAGAACCTTCCGGCTGTCATCGGTGACGCATTCGTCACGGCCTTCAACTTCGCTGGACAAGTCGTTACCCGGTTCGTCAATCAGCAAATCGAAAAGATCAACGGTCTAGCGAAGGCGTCGAACGACATTTTCAAGACCAGCTTTGCCATGATCGGGCAGGTCAAGTTCGAGGGGATCGAGAATCCCTATAAGGACGCGGGGAAGAAGGCCGCCGCAGCGTTCGCAGACCCGTTCAAGAACATCGACAAGTACGTCGGCGATTTTTATGCCTATGCCGATCGCATCGGGAACCGGGCAAAGGAAATCCGTGTAGCCGAGATAAAAAAGGCAGCGGGCGATGCAGGTAAGGAGATAGGCGAAAACACGAAAAAGGCGACCGACGACGTTCTAGGCCTTGGCGATGCATGGTCGAAAACGGAAGCTGCTTTGAACGCGTACGGTAAAGCGGCGTCAGCACCGTTCTGGACCAAGTTCACTCAGCAAATGAGCAACGCTGAGATTGGCATCCTGAACGTGACGAAAGCACTGAAAAACTTCAACAACGGTGCGTCAAGTGCATTGGCGCGCGGGTACGAAGCCTACGAGCGGTTTCTTTCTGATAAGGAATTCGAGTTGCGGTATGCCGCGGCATTGCAGGGCTATACTGCTCAACAGCTAAAGGACGCTGAGGACACCTATTTCATAGAGACCAAGCGCACTCAGAACATCCAAGACATGGCGGAGCGGATGCGCCAGTTCACCGCCGAAGCCATTAAGCAAACGACCATGGACGGCATTCAAGGTTCGCTTGAAAAGGCCGTCATGGACCTGGCTGCGGGTTCCCGCAATTGGCTGCGCGACCTCCGCACCGGCCTCGCATCGGTTCTTAAGGAGACTGTCGGGAAGTCAATGATTGCTGGGCTGCAGCCCGCGATGACTTGGCTGGAAACGGCACTAACGACAGCCTTCACCAAGGCCGGGAACAGTTTGACCGAGGCGCTACAAAGGTTCGGTCATACGTTGATTGGGTTCGATAAGACTGGGAAGCCTGTCGATCCGAATGACCCTTCCGCAGTCGAAAAAGTCTTGGCGGAAAACTCCGGTCTCTCCGGAAAGATCAGCCGGTATGCGCAAAAAGCGTTCGAAGGTTATGCGAATTACCAGACGGGCCAATCGCTGGCCCAGGCGCTTGGCCTTGGCGGGAAAAACCCGGTCCAGCAGCAAAATAGCCAAATCGGATCCGCAATTGGGACCGCGATCGGGTACGCCTTGACGCCAATTCTTGGGCCTCTGGGCCCTATTTTGGGTTCCTTCGCCGGCGGGGCGCTGGGCGGGCTGTTTGGCAAGGGTTCCAACTATACCGCGGCTATTAATTACCAATCGGCCGGCGTGTCTGCTGTTGGGATTGAGGGCGGAAAGCGCACGTCAGAGACGACGTCGGCGCTTCAGACCGTAATCGATGCGGTTTCCGCCGCCTCAAAGTCCTTGACCTCGCTCGGTGGCACCACCTCGCTTTTCGTCAAGCAGTTGGAAATCGGCGTCCGCGATCCCGGTCACGCCATTCTCTCGAACGGCAAAAATTTGTTCACTGCCGTTGCTGACCCGTCCGCCCTTGCCAATGCCACGGCCCTTGAACTGCTGAAGGCCACCACGTTCACGAATGACGCCTTGAACAAGATCAAGGACGGGATGATCGGTGCCGGCAAGACCTTTGACGAGACCTATACCACGATCGCAACGGTCAAGCAGGTTCTCGACTCGGCCCAGCCCGCCCTGTCGGACTGGCAACAGAAGCTGAAATCGCTCGATGATGTCTTCAAGCCGCTGATTGCTTCGACCGGCGCATACACCTCGGCCCTTCAAGACGCCTACAACACCGCGAAGGCGGCGCTGGTCACGGCGTTCAATGACGACATCGCGACCCAGTTGTCGAAGCTGACGACGCCGCTGGCTCAGCAGTTCAGCGATCTCTTGAAGACGCAGACGACCCGCTTGCAGGATGCAACCAAGTTGGGCGCCGACCTGGCGCAGGTGCAAAAGCTGAACGACGCCGAGCTAACCGACTTCCTGACCAACCTATCGAACACGACGGATGCGATCGGCAATTTGACGGAGCAGCTGAACAAGATGGTTGCGGCGGCCCAGGCAGCAGGCCAGGACACGCAGCCGATCATTGACGCCTTCAACAAGGCCAAGACTGGCGCCGCGCGTGTCTTCGATTCCAATGTGGCCAACTCGATCAACCAACTGGTCAACCCGACGCTGGCGAGCCTGAAGGCGCTGTTGCAGCAGCAGAAGGACCGCCTGGCCAATGCCGCGGCGCTTGGCGCCAACGTGGTCGCCGTCGAACGCTTGAACGCGCTGGAAACGAAGAACTTCTTCAGCCAGCTGTCCGACCAGCAGAAGCTGAGCCTTGGCGACTATCTCGGCCTGATCGAAGATTACACCGGCAAGATCGGCGTCATTCTCGCCCAGCTCAATGACCAGCTGGCCAAGCGCATCGACGACTTCGACAAGACCAAGTCTGCGTTGGAGGGCACGATTTCGGCCTGGACCGATATCACGAAGTCGCTCAAGGCCACGCGTGACGACATCGTCGATAAGTACGCCCCGGTCACGCCGTTGGCGCGTATCAATGACCTCCGTGGCCAATTCGGAGATCTGGTTGCCAAGGCCATGGGCGGCGATCAGACGTCGGCCGGCGCGCTGCCGGATCTGGCGAACAAGCTCATCGACCTCAGCCGCTCGCTCTACGGCTCGACGTCGCGCTTCCTCACCGACTTCGATTTCGTCACCAAGGGCCTACAAGACGCCGGCACCTCGGCGCAGGGTCAGGTCGATGTCGCTCAGTCGCAGCTCGACACCTTGATCAAGCAGTACGACATGCTGACCCAGATCAAGGACGTCCTGTCGGAGCCCGATCCGAACCTTGCGTATCTGGCCAACGTCGTCACGCAACTCGATCAGAACAACCAGGACATCGCCAACAGCATCGGCCAGTACCTGGAATACCAGGCGAAACAGGCGGCATCGAACTTCACGGCCGGCCAGATCGCGACGGCAACGCAGACGGCGATCATCCAGCCAACAGCGACGCAGCCGGCGGCCACGACCGATCCGAACATGCAGGCCGTGCTACATCAGGTCGCCGTCGCGGTTGGGGAGCTTACCGACCAGACAGTTGCGGCGGATAACGCCCAACTGGGGACCGCCGACGAGCAAACCAAGCTGCTGCGAGATATCAAAGACGGTATAACGGCTCTATTGAAAAAGGCGGCCTAATGTGTGGGGTTTCTCTGCTTTTGGCGAAACAGCATTCGGCGCGCTGCCCAATGAGGTCTTCACCCCTGAAGCCTTCACGACCCTTGTCCTATCTCAGCGGCCATCCCGGCTGCTTGTCGAGGTAACGGCGCGGTCCCTCTCGCAAAGCCGATCGACGACCGTCATTCCAGACCCGTATGGATCGTTCGCGTTCGGTGACTTCCCGGGTTCGACGGACGCCAGCGCCACAAAGACGTTCTTCTTCTCGAACGGGAAGTTCGCCGGCCGACCCGACGATACCCTGCGAGCAAATCGCCGCTACATCCCGAGGGTCCAAAGCTCTGC